CCTTACTCTACTAACTCTATTATTCTTGTAGATTATAAAACAACTGCTGATTGTTCAGTTCGTGGATTTACTTCCTCGGTGCGCAAATATCAATATGATTTACAGGCATCTTGGTACAAACGGGCTTATGAAAGAGCTGGATTTAAAGTAGAAGGCTTTTGTTTTGTAGCACAAGAAAAGAAACCGCCTTATGCATCTAAGATATTTTGGATGAAGGAAGAAGATTTAGACAAAGGTTGGGTCAAATTGGATCTGTTAATAACACAATATAAAGCTGTTATAAACGGAGAAGAACCAACTGTATACAATTCGCCTAACAGCGTGGAGATAAAATTAAATGAAGATTAGCGTACCAACAGCACACGTACCACCTTTTGACAGCGTGGATAAGGAAAGTATCGACAAAGAGGTTAACCACCCTAGTCACTACAACAACGGCTCAATAGAATGCTTAGAATATATAAGACAACAGCTTGGTTCAGGTTATCCAAAATATTTAGAGGGTAACATCATCAAATATATTCATAGGCATAACTTGAAGGAAAGCAATAACATCAAAGACCTAAAGAAAGGTGAGTTTTATTTAAAAGAACTTATCAGATATTACGAGGATCTATGATAAGAGTATTCGATACTTGTTCGGGTATTGGAGGCTTTTCACTTGGATTAGAATCAACAGGCAAATTTGAAACCGTAGCTTTCTGCGAGATAGAAGACTTCTGCTGTAAGATATTAAACAAGCATTGGCCTCAAATACCAATTTATAACGATTTAAAGGAATTAGGAAATGACCCAAAAAGAATTATTCAAGACTTCGACCTCCTCTGCGGAGGCATCCCTTGTCAGCCCTTCAGTCAAGCGGGCAATCGCCAAGGAAAAGAGGACGATAGACACCTCTGGCCGTACGTGTTTGAAATTATTAAATACAAAAAACCCACTTGGGTCGTTATCGAAAACGTTGCTGGCTTCGTCAACATGGCACTCGACGATGTGTCTATTGACTTGGAAAGTGAAAACTACGCCACGCAATCGTTTGTTATTCCAGCTTGCGGTATCGAAGCGCCCCATAGAAGAGATAGAGTCTGGATCATCGGACGATATGTGGCTGACGCCGAATGCGACAAACATAGGGACGAGATCGGAGGAAGCTTTACAAAAGAGGGAAAAGATGAGGAACGAATCGGGAAGGAAAACAGTACCTCCAGGGTCGTTGGCGGAACAAGTTCAATACGGATATCCGATCAAGGACATGAGGGAAGCAAATCTATGGCCAACTCCAAGAGCAACAGCAAGAATGGCGTATCACGAAAAGCCAAGTCCAAGCATGTTGAAAGGAACACATGGATGGAGTCTGAGCGCAGCAGTAACGGACAGTCAAAGCCAAAAACCAAACAGAATGTGGCCGACACCAGCAACAAGGGACTACAAGGGACAGAACAGCATGAAGCATCTCTTGGAGAAACCGAGACATCAAGGACAATTACCGAACCGTTTAAAAATGATGGGAGTCAATGGGCAACTGAACCCAACGTGGGTAGAGTGGCTGATGGGGTACCCAATAGGGTGGACAGACTTAAAGCACTCGGAAACGCAATAGTGCCACAAGTTATACATCAAATAGGATTAGCAATAGCAAAAGAGGAGGGACTATAAATGGCAGATCCAGAAACAAGAAAAAGAGTAGAACAAAGGCGTAATGAATTAGCAGAAGAAAAAGAACAAAATTCTGTTTCAGGTATTGATCTATATATAAAAGATGGTAAATGGACAGAAATGAACATCTACCATAAAAATAACAAAACCATTACAGAATATGCTGATAAAAGAAAAAAAACGGTGATTAGCTAATGGCAAAGACTTGGTTAAAAACTGAACACGTAACAGCAACAAAAGGTAGAGGCAAACGAACAAGTATTGGTAGAAAGAATATAGGCTTTGCTAATATGAATAAAAATAAAAAACGAAACTTCAAAGCATATAAGGGTCAAGGTAAATGATAGATATATTTTGTATGATTATTGCATCCTTTATAATTTGGTCAATTATATTTGATGAAAATTTACCACCAGGTGCTTAATGATTGATTATATTGCTGTAGCTTTAATACTTATATTAGTATTTATAATTCTTACAGATGATGATTCAGGGAGGAGTTAATGGTAAATTATCCTTGTGGTTGGTTTGATCCAGAACAACTACCAAAGTAATGAAACATAAACAGATATTAAAGTTAGTCGTATATACAGATGAAGATATAATGGCCTATAACTTTGATAGACAGCTTGACATCATTCAACAAGCGATGCGTGAACGTAAATTTCATATCGAGATGATAAATCCGCCCAAAAAAAAGGGAGGCAAAAAGCCTCCCCCAAAACCTAAAAATTAATCTACAGACTAGGCTTTGTGGTTCCTTCGCTCGTAGGGGGAACGAAGTCAGGATTCTGATATCCGTCTGTTAAGGATATTTTATTTTTCTGAGTTGTTCTCTCATTACCGTCGTTATCAGTCCAACTATCGTTAACGGTGTATAAGTTTAACCTACACTCTTTACCGATAAAGTTATCAAACGCTGGTGGAAAGGTTTTAAAACCAACAGCTTTCGCTAGTGCAGTAAATTTACTGTTGCTGATTTTTTTACTTTCAGGATTTGGATCCCACAAGTTAAACCATTCCATAACATCTTTGTACTGACCGCCAGCTATTTGATATACAAATTTAACGGTCCAGTTACCACTATTCGGAGATTGATATTTCTCCGCACTAATTACTTTGGCATCATGAACACCTTCTGGAGCTGCTTCCTTCTTTGCAGTAAGTTCAGCTGCTACAGGTTCATCAATCCAATCTACACCTTCAAAATCAACCATTTGTGATTACCTCCTCTGTTTTAATTTGGGGTGTGTTACTAAAACCGAGCTTACCAATAAGATCGGTCACGTTAGGCTCTTCGAAAGACTCAAGCTTACCACTTCTATCTTTAGCAGTATAACCTTGACCAATCTCAGTTTGTAGCCATCTCTTCTTAATGATGTTGCCATCATCATCTTGATCTTCTATGACTCTCAATGCCAATACTTCGTCGAAGAAATATGTAATCGATTGACCAAGTTTCGTTCCCACCATTTTTGGTTCATACGACATTTGATTGTCTACATTTTGTTTATCCATTTTTGCAATAAATAAAACATGCATATGAAGATCACGATAAGCTCTCATCACATTAGTTACCGACTCTTGCACATTTCCATATGCCATCCTCGGATCTTTGTGACGAGATTTTTCCCAATTCAATAAGATTTCACTTATCTCTGATATAGAGTCTAAGCAAACCGTATCATATTGGAGTTCGCCAGAAGCTAGAAGGCCATGAATTTCCATAACCTCGGATGCTTCTTTAACCTCTATAGATTCAACGTTTTTGCAATCCTTAATGGAAAGCAATCCAGCCTCAGCACTTATAACAAGTACTTTCCCTGGGGCCGTTGAACATAAGGTTGTTTTACCCGCACCTGCTTGTCCATAAACTAAAAGCTTAGCTCCTTGTTTATCAACTAACTGACTTGGGCTTACGATTCTATCTTTAATAGACATAACTAGTCCTCCTCATTTAAATATCTAGTTGACATTATTATACTAAAAATTTACCATATGTAAAATTTATTTTTTCGGAGGAGTAAATTGAGTGTTAAGGAAAATGTATGGCTTGCGAATTATTACTTTCGCATCAAGACCCTATCGTCCAGGGAACTCAAGAAGCTAGAGTCCGTAAATATTCAACCACAATATAAGGATAGACAAGTGAGAAGATATACTTTAAAGCAATATATTGAATTTCTCGGCATGCCTGAAGCAGCTGAGTTGTTCAACATTTCGGAGGCATCAATTAAAGCCTGGAGATATGGTTACAGACAACCTTCTATAGAGCAAGCCAAAAAAATTATTAAGGCTACAAATGGAAGATTGGACTTTGAATCAATCTACGGTGAGATGAAAGATATAGTTGAAGCATAAAGAATGTTTCAGCTTAACGTCGACGAAAACAATTCCTCATTAGAATTAGCACTCGCATATTTTGATGAGGGATACAACGTTGTTCCCTTACAAAGAAGTAATAAAAAGCCACCCTCTTTTTTGGGTGGTTGGGAGCAATACAAAACAGAAAGACCTACACGTGATTTAGTAGAAACTTGGTTTAAGGATAGAGATAACCTTGTTGTCGCTTTAGTATGTGGTAAGTTTTTAGTAGTTGATGCAGACAGCCCAGAAGCTATGTCTTGGGTTGAAAATAATTTACCTGTTACACCTTTCAAAGTAATTACAGGTAAAGGCATGCATTATTATTACAACAATCCAGAGAACTACACAACCTTTGCTACAAGAAGAACTAACGAAACGCCTATTGAAAGGTTAATTGATTTAAGAGGTGTTGGTGGACTTATTATTGCGCCTTACAACCGTCATGCTAACGGATCTGTTTACAGGCCTGTAATCATTCATGATTGGGATTTGCATGATGTTGATGATCTACCAAACTTTACTGAGACAGAATTTCATAAAATAACAGGAGTACCAAAAACTGTTACCAAAAATGCAACAGCACCCTTTGCAATAGATGGAGTAAATGAAGGGAGTCGTAATGATACGGCAGCAAGAATTGCAGGATATTTAATATCAAAAAATATAAATCTTGATTTTACTAAATTCTTTTTACAATCTTGGAATGAACAAAACCAACCCCCTCTACCACAAGATGAGATAGATAGCGTTGTGGAGAATGTTAAAAGGACTCATGACAGAAAAACAGAGAGAGCACCATTATTTGTTAATGCTAGTGAACAAATAGAACGACCAGATGATTTATTCAAACCTCCAGGTTTACTTAAAGATATGTTTGAGTTTTGTGAATCAATTGCTCAAGTACCACAACCTGAACTTTCATTAGTTGCAGCCTTATCTTTGGCTAGCGTTTCCTGTGGAAGACTTTATCGGACCGAGATGAATAACTTTTCAAGTTTGTATTTCATGTGTATCGCCAAGTCAGGGCAAGGTAAAGAAAACATAAAAACCTTTGTAGAGTCAGTATTAAATGAAACAAACTATAAAGACCTAGTTGTTGGTGATGGCTATACATCAAGTGGAGCAGTTCATTCAGTTTTAAAGATGCGACCAACACAAATAACTATTATGGACGAGTTTGGTAAAAGACTTGAATCAATCTCTAACCAATCAAATTCAAATAGAGAAGACGGTATACAAACGCTGATGGAAGCGTGGGGAAGATGTCATGGCACACTAAGGCCTGATAACTATTCTCTTATGAATGTTCCTGATCAATTTAAAGATCAGATGATGAACCGAGTTACTCATAAACCAGCTATTACATTAGTTGGTTTGTCTGTACCTAAAAACTTTTATAAAGCATTAAATGGTGGACGTATTGCTGACGGTTTTTTAAATAGATTTATGGTTATTGAATCAAAAGAACCAAGACGTGTTGCTCATTTAAAAAAATGGACTAAGCCTCCTATGACTATTGTCAATTGGGTAAATGCTGTTAGGCGTTCAAGAAATGAAATGGATGATATTGCAAGAGATAATGCTGAAATGGATATAGATCAAACAATATTAAAGTTTGATAATGAGGCAGAAGAACTTTTACAAGATTTCGCTAGAGAGATCGTAAAACGCCAAGACATATTAGAAAAAGATAATTTAGAACCGCTTCTATCAAGATCCAGGGAGAAGGCTATGCGTTTGTCTTTAATATGTGCGTTAGCCTCTAATGTTAACGCAAGAGTCATTACAGGCGATATTATGCGTTGGGCTATAAGTTATGTCAGATACTATGATCTTCTTTTTATAGAGGCTTGTAGAGATAAAGTTGCTAGTTCGGCAACCGAATCAAAGATCAAACAAGTCTTGTCTTTTATCAGGTCAAGGGAAGATGAGGGTATTTCTAAACGTGAAGTTGACCGTCATGAATTATTTAGAAGCATGAAGTCATATGAAGTTAAAGAAATTATAGAACGTTTACAAAACGCTGGAGAAATACAAGAAATTGAAGTTAAGGTTGGAGGCAAGGGTAGACCAACAAAAAGATTGGTTGCAGTTGACCCAGCATTTTTTGAAGAATGAAACTAACACCAATTCCTATAAGCATCAAAGAGGCAAACCAATTTGTTGAAAACTTTCATAGACATAATAAACCTGTTAGAGGAGCAAAGTTTGCAATCGGAGCTTCATATGAGAATAGGTTGGTAGGCGTTGCAATTGTTGGGCGACCTGTAGCTAGAAAACTTGATGACGGTTTTACAGCCGAAGCTGTTAGAGTCTGTGTAAACGAAAAATCTCCTAAAAATACAAACTCTTTTTTGTATGGAAGGATATGGAGAATATGGCAACAAATGGGTGGTAAGAGAATGATTACATATACATTACAAGAAGAATCAGGAATTAGTTTAAAAGCCGCTGGATACAAAATAATAGGAGAAACGGGTGGCTGGAAAGAAGGAAAGGGTTGGACTTCAAGGCCAGGCAGAGAGTGGCAACCTGTAGTTGGACAAATGAAATTTAAATGGAGCAAGGAGTAAATATGAAAACACCATCATTAGAAACACGTGACGACCAAAAGAGAGAAGAGCGAGTAGCTGGTTTTCTTGAGGGATTGTGGGGAGTGACTTGCCATAAGCTTCCCACAAGTTATTCATTAGATTATTGGATAGAGTCTAAAGAAAAATCCTATTGGTGCGAGGTTAAATGTCGCACATTTGGGTATGACAAGTATGACACTTTAATATTAAGTATGAATAAATTTAGAAAAGGAGCGTCATACACATTAGCTACAGGTATACCTTTTATATCTGTCTTTGCTATGACGGATGGCTTGTATTATCACGAATGGGAAAAAGATACTATTTACGATATTAGAATGAATGTAAATCCTACACCACAATACGAAGAGGATAATGAACCGTATGTTCATATTCACAAAGATAAGATAACTTGTTTATCAGATAAACCTTTGGGTATGGATCGTAATGAGATCGGTTTCTAATGAGAAACAGAAAACCAACAACGCCTTTAACTGCAAAACAAAAAGAGTGGGCAAAGCGACAAGAATTATATTCATCTCATCCTATTTATAAGGAACCTTTAGTTAGAAAAATTTGTGATATGTTTGACGGAAAAGTGGTTGAAGTAAACGGAGAAAAACTAGACTAAACTATAGGTCGTCCTGCGATCCTTTCGGCGAAATCAATTCTTTCTGGTGTTAATCCACCAAACTGTTGGACAGCTTCTACTTCAGGAAAATCAACTTGTGTTGTTCTTAATGATCTGGCTTGATTTTGTAAATCTTGAGTTTGTTCTTGAGCTTGCTCAAATAAATCTGAACCTATTTCTCTTGCTTGTTCAATTATTCCAGACTCTTGAGCTTCTTCACCTAGAGACTGTAATTCTTGTTCTGCAAGAGCTTCTGCATCTTTATACGAGCTAGCAATCAATCTTACGCCCTCTTGTCTTGCTGCTCTTTCAAAAGCCTCTATTGTCCTCATGATCGACCCTTTGTCAGTTTTAGTCATAAATCTTAAAACCGTAGGTCTACTAAATACATTTCTCATAATTGCTAAACCAGCAATCGTAGGCAACATACCAATATTTAAAGCGTTTACAGCGATACCAGCAGCGACCAAAGTACCTGCTGCCCCACCACGTCCTACTTCACCAGCCGTTGCAATATCGATTGTGTTTTGAAGTTGGCGTAAACCTTTACGTGTTTCTGCGCCAAACATAGCATCTAAAGTTTCATCACCATAACTATCTAGTGCATTCTTTAGATTCATGGGTTTGAAGATATCGTTTATTTTGCCTTTACCGTTTATATCAATAGACTTTTTCAAAAGCTTGTTCATACTTGCTTTTTGAATTTGACCAAAGACTTCGGGGGATACGGTTTTCTTTAAGATGTCTATATTCGTTTGACTGTTAGGTCTAAATAATTTAGTAACAGCTTCTTCAACACCAATATCTGGCAAATTAGATATAACAGAGTTTTGTTGGAATCTAAGTCTTGCGGCCGATGCTTCAGCTAAATTTTCTAACTCATCCAAAAACTTCATACCCGCATCAGATCTAAACAGACCTTTTTCAGTTCTCGTAATGCTATTAACCAAGGATCGTATTTCTTGTGGTTTTAACCTGGGATTTAACTTATTAATTTGATTTACAATTTCAACTACTTGCTCGCCTTTGCCATTAAAAAGTATATTAAGTTTTTCAGGATATTGTCCCTTGAATCTATTTATATATTTAGCAAACTCGGTAAAGTTAATCGGTGCGGTACCGCTCTCTGTTGCTTCCCTAAATGCATCTTGGAAAAGTTTTCTTTGTAAGCTTATTCTTAAATCGTTAGCAGTAGTTGCTTCTGAGCTTTTACCTATTTTATTTAAGTAGTTATCGTATTCATCTAATGATCTAAATAATAAACCTAAATCCTTATCAGACCCCCTTTTCACGACTTCATCAAATACTTGATATTCGTCAAAACCTTTTACTTTTCTAGCATCTGCAATAATTTTTTTCATTTTGATGCTATCAAAGACTTCAATCCTATCTCTGTAAGCTGCATTAGTTCTTCTTAAATTATTTACAGCATCTACTATTTTCTTTTGTTCATCTTTCCGTAACATAGGTTGTCTGCCTTCTGGAAACAAAGGATTTCCATTAGCATCAAATTTACGCATGAATATTTTTTCATTTTCAAAATCAGTTAGTATGCTATCCCTAAACTTTGGAGGTAAATGACCATTATCAAATTTGTTTATAATATCACTTAGAAACTTACTCTTATATCCCCTCATAACAATACTACTTTCTAAATCTTTTAGTTCGGATATATCATTTCTTATTTGGGTAAGAGTAATGTCACCTCCTCCATCTGCTCTTTTTTTCATCCTGCTTAGAGCTCTTTCAATAGTTTGAACAATATTACCAACATCTTCTGTACCTAAATTTGCATCCCAAAGATCACTACTATCTTTATATTGTTTGATCATTTGTTCCATTTCAGGAATTCTTATGTAACGAATTCTATCTGTGATTACATTTTTAACAGGTTGACCTAACTGATCGAACATTTTATCGACAAGGTTGTATTGGACACCACCTTCTTTTGTAACTGCGTCGTAAGCGTCCTGTACTGTTTTCTTTATTACTGCTCCAATTTGTTCTCTGCCAAGAGTTTGATTGTAAAGACCAACATCAATAATATCTTCTCCAATATTTTCAAAAAGTTTTTGTAGTTGGTTTGTTACGTCTTGTTCTCTAGAAATCAGAGTATTAAGTCTTGCTTGCACTTGTTCATCTAAGCTACCTTTTGTGCTTTCATCAATATATGAGATAAGTGATGCACGTTCAGCATTAATGTTTTTGAGAGTATCGTCTAATTCATCAAACATATACGCTGCTAGATTTTTTTCCCTGGTTGAGCCTAAAACCTGTTCTGCAACAGCTTGTGATCTACCAACCAACGATCTTCCTAATGTTTGTTGTGATACGGCCGCTCCAACAGACTGGAGTTTTACTTTACCGTCTTTTATTGCTCTTTTAATTTCTCTCTCACTTGCTTCTCGGCCTAGACTTTCATCAAGCTTCTTGATATCTGCTACAGATCTTTTTCTAGCGATTTGATACATCAATCTTTGCTGATCGGTTGGTACGTTTTTACCAAGCAATAAATTAAAACCAGTCCCTATAAGCTCACCAACACCTTGTCCTGCAGCACCAAGAGCCCCTTCGTAAATAAGGTTAGCTTGTTGTTCTGACCTATCTTTTAAATTAAAACCTTCTTGAAAGTCCATAAGTTCTTCTACAGACTCACCTGCAACAGAACCTATACCAGCGGTTGAAACTCTTTCTAAACGTGGTCGTTTTGCAAAAAAATTAAATAAACGGCCAAGTACTTGTCTTTGTGGTGCCAAGGCTATAACAGAACCTAATACTGGTCCGATAGCACCTGATAAATCTGCTAAGTCACCACCACCTAAATCAAGTTTTCTTTCATCAATAATAGTATTTAGATTTAATGTTGAACCGTCAGATAGTGTTCTTGTTTTGTATGTAAGGCCAAGGTTCTCCATACCTTCAGGGGTTATTGCTAATTGACCTTTGCTGTTTCTAGCAAATCCTTTTGAGCCTACAATATTTTCTAATACTGAATCTTGCTCCTCAATCATCTTCGGACCAACTTCTACTCTACCAAGTTTAGTCCTAATACCTTTTATATTTGGTACACCAGACTCATAATCAAATAGAATGTTATCTAACTCAGGAAGGCTAGCCTTAATAGCTAAATCAGCTTTCACTAATTTCAAAGCCTCATCAACTGTATTAGCTTCTTTGGTAATAAAATTACCTGGAGTTATTTCAAAAGTAAAATCTCTCATTAGCCTTTTAAATTACCTGATAAGTCATATACTTCTGAAGGTCTGCTAGATGTAGTAACATTTTTAAAAATTGTTTCATCAATTTTTGACGGATCGGCAGCTAATATCTTCTCAACCAAAGATTGTTCATAATCAAAATTTTGTAACCCTCTTCCTAAGAATTCTCTTGAACGCAAGAAATCTATGTTCTGATTAAGGCTCCTTTGTTTTGCCATATTAGAGTTTATTAACTGACTTCTTGATTCTTGTAGTTTTTTCAAAACTAAATCAGGTTTTGTAGTGAAATCAAGCCCACCAAAGATTCTGTCTAAAATATCTCTATCTACATTAGAAATTGTTTTACCTGATTCTTGTAAAATATCTTTAATATTTTTCTGTTTTACAATATCAATAAAGTTTTGTATTTTTCCTGCAGTTGAGGTTGGCGCATCAATTCCAAAGAAAGCGTTAAATTTATCAACAAAAATAGAAAATTGTCCAGGCAAGCCTGTAACATTTTTTCCTTCGGCAGCTGCTTGATTAAATAACTGTATGGCTGAATTCATCATATCAATAGCACTTTGACCGCCTTCATACTCTTTAATAGTAGTATTAACTTCAGCACGTGTTTTATTCATTTCTTTTAATAAAGTAGGCTCTAACATGCCTGTAGATGAATCTAATGCTGCTTCCATTTGTAGTTCTCTTAACTTATTCAAGAAAGTTTGTTGTTCTGATCTTTCTTTTTCAGCTTGAGCTAACTCTAGTCCTGCAAAAGTTGCAGCACCCTCACTTAACAAGTCTGATAGGTTTTGTGCTTTTGATTGAGCTCCTAATGAGCTTAAAAATCTTGCTAAACCTAAACCTGACATTCTAGGTCTTGCTACTTCTTCCTTTTCTTTTTTCTTTTCTGTTTCTTTTTTAAATTCTTTTTGCTTGCCTTCTTCGTTGATAATCCCCGCTATTTCTTGGGGATCTCTTGTGCCAACATCTCTTCCTCCCTCTTCAATATTAAAATCAACTACTTCACCATATTCATCAGTATCTATTTGTTCTTGTGTTACTTTTGTAGGATCTGTTGGCATATCAACAGATATCTCAGCAGGTGTTCCTTCTTCATCAATTCTTTTGGCCGTTACGATTGTTTCAGGTATATCTGCTTGTTCGGCGGTAGATACTCTTAATTCTTCTAAGCTTTGATCTATATCATCAGATGGTGCTGTCATTTCTTCTGAAGTTTTTACTAGAGAAACTCCAGGTATATTGGTTAATCTTTTTTCTGCCAGATCATCCAAATCAAAACCTTCATCTAAATTAATGCCACGTATGACTGGGTTTTTTAAGAATTCATCCCTAGCTGTAGCACCACCAAAATATCTACGTTGAGCTTCAATATTTTTTACAAGTCCTTTTGCTAAGTCTAAACCTTTTAAACCAATTAATTGGGCAACCGAGCCAAAGTCTTCGGGAACTACTGCTGTTCCTGTACCAAATTCAGGCGTTCCTTTGCCATATCCAAGTCTAGCTCTAAAAGCTTCATCAGATTGCCCTAAATCTCCAAACGGTTCATCACCTTTTGCATAATCTACAAAAATTTGATCAATATTAGAGCCTAGAACGACAGAGGAATCATCTGTATATCCTAGATTTAACAAAGGATAAACATCCATACCACCTAAAACACCTTTATCTAGTTGCTCTACTATATCGGGTGGTAAGTCATAAAGGTTTCCTTTAACCATAATCTGATTCGGTCCGATTTGTGGTTTCTGTCTAACAGGTGTTGATACTTGGGTAATTTCTTCACTAAAATCTTGAACGGAAGGAGGTTGCGTAACTGTTGGTGCACTTACACCACCCATTTGTTGTATTTGATATAAGCTTATTGGTAATCCCATTTGTGCAAACTGAGCTTGTATTTCTTGGGCAGGAACACCTCGATCAATCATGCTTTGAACATTTGCTTGATACCTTATATCAAAAGGTTGATCTTGAAATATCTCAGATACAGGTAAACCTTTTTGTAAGGCTTCTGCTTGTGCAACTACTTCAGGATCATTCAAGCTTACAGGTAAGCCTCTTTTTTTTCTTTCCTCAATAATAACGGTTATAGGAAGTCTAGCATCTCCACCTGCTTGGAATTTTTGAACGAACATTTTTCTTTCAAGTACATTCACTTTGACTCCTTAACCATAAACATTTTGATACATGCCACCATAAAGACCTGCTGCACCTTGCAATCCAGCTGTTAATGGATCTCTCGGTAAGCCATAAGTAGAACTTATAGTACCAGCAGTTGCTCGATAGCCAGGTAACAAGCCACCAATACCTGAAAGCACACCCAATGGTCTTTGCTGTTGAGATGTTTGTTGTGCAAACTGTCTTTGGAATTGTTGCTCTTGTATGTTTCTTGGTAACTGTCCTAGATTCATAAGCTCTTGTCTTTGAGCTTGTCCAAGCTGTTGTCCATAACCACCTAGTTGACCAAACTGACCGCCTAGATTCGCTATGCCACTTGCAACGTTTGCTTCTGTTTGTAATTGTCTACCAAACTCACCTAAACCCAATCTTTGAGCTTCTCCGAAGCCCCTTGATCTGATACCTGAAATACTTTCTGCAAGACCTCTGCCAAGTGCTCTCTGCCTTTCTCCAGCAGCAAGCCTAGCCCTTGATCCAAATGCAGATTCACCACCTCTAGCGATATCTGAGGCTCTTTGCATAATATCTTGTTGGGCAGATGCTTGTAATGCATCATCTATTGTTTGTTGTACGACAGAAGACTCGTACGGATCCATAAACATTTTTGTAAAACGTGGGTCGTATTCTCTGCCTGCGGTACCTCGTAGACCTGTTATGGCCTCGTTTAATAAATCTTCTTGTCTAGTTAAAAACGGTTGATATGCACCAATACCGCTTTGAGCTTGTTGTATAGCAGATTGTTCTAATCCTGAAAGCCCAGCTGTCTGTTGTAAAGGTACATCTTGGCCAATAAGAGTTCTCGCTGCACTTTGCAACTGTTGTAGATAGCCAGGTTCTCCAGCAGTTCCAAAATAAAGTTGAGTAAGCCTTGGATCTCCTAAAGTTTCAACGCCACTTTGACCCATAAGGATAGGTTTTTGTGGTGCTGCTCTTTCATATTGACCTGAAAATGCTTCTCTTAATTGATCGTAAATTGCCATTATCCGTAATTCTCAAATGTTCTCATTAATGTCATCATGTTATCAGAGCCTTTCTCTCTGCTTGCTTTGTCTTTAGCTACTAACATAATACCGTTGTCCATAGGCTCAACTTCAAACGCACCAGCGCCTCGTACGGCTTTAGCAGTCATAACAAACTCGCCATCACTCAACATCGCTGGTATATCATCACTTGTTCCTGTTCCAGGGCCTTCGGACTCACCCCCGTCCCTCATATCTAATACTTCTCCACCTTGATTAAATCTTTGTAAACCTACATCAAACCCCATACCACCCCCAAAGGTAGCAGGTTGTGCTAGATCAGGTCTTAATGATTGTCTGATATCTTCCATTCCACCTGATTGTCTTTCAGCTGCTTCTTTTACAAGCTTACCGTAGCCAACAGCTAGTGCTGCAATTGATGGATCGATTAAGGGTCCTGCACTTTCTTCAGGAGTCCTGAATGGATTTAGGGCTTGAACTCCACCTTTTAATTTATCTTCAATACCTCTTATAAAGTTAGGTGTTCTTCTACCAAAAAATCTACCGCCACCTTGTGGTCCTTTTATTGCGTCTTCAATACCCTTAATAAACCTAGGAGTCTTAAAACCAAAGAAACTACCTGCACCACTTCTAAGCGCTTCAAGTGGTGGCCTGTTTTGTCTTTGTTGTGGAAACGGAATAATAGAACTATTCAAAGTTACGGCAGGCATAAAGCCACCTTGTGACTGTTGTACTAAGCTATCGTATTGTTGTCTAACTTGATCGTAAGGATAGTATTGACCATCTTTACCTTGTATAACTTGTACGCCGTTTATTATTTGTGAGCCACCTTGGAATTGATTGAGGTAATCTTGTGGGGACATCATTCCTTGACCTGAAACAGTTTGATACCCTTCAGGATATGATCCAGGTGTTAGTTGTTCGGTAACTCGTCTTTTAAAGAAGTCTTCAATTCTGCCTAATCTTGATTGCCCTTGACCTGTAATAGGATTATATTTTCCTCCTTGTGTGAAGAAACTACCTACCCCTTTTTTTAAATTACCCAATAATCCAACTTTATCTTGTCCAGGCAAAACGTATTCTTTGGCTCTTTGGAAGAATGATTGACCCCCTCCCTTTGGTACTCTACTACCTAAAAATGAACCGACTCCACTTAGAAGAGCATCTTTTGTACTCATGCCAGTTGCCTTTCCAATTCCAGCTGTTAAAGCAGCAGAAGCTACTGGTCCGATTCCTGGAATAAAATTAACTGCAACAGGTGCTAATGTTTTTACAGCTTTTTTTCTAATTCTATTTAATTTAGATAATCCTTTTTTTAATTTCTTCAAAAAAAATTCAGGTAATCCTGTTTGTGGATTGATTGACATATCACCACCTACAACATATCTATTTGGATTCACGCCTGCTTCCAACATATCTTGTTGAATCATGCGTTTTGTAGTGGAAGTTATTGCTTGTGGAGGTACAATCATTTCGCCAACGGCAACATGCGCTAGCTGAGTGTCCTCATTACGACCTAATGATGCAATTCCTGATAGTTGTTTTTTTTGTTCTTCGTTTAGCATACTAATATAACCATTATGTTAGCACTTTTATGGTGTTGATACAGTAACAGAACCAACTGAACTTGTAGCAGAAAATCCTGTTAAATATGTCCTATGGGTGGTTAAATCAATAAACTCAGTCCCATCAAACACTTGCAACACCTCTGTTGTAGTGTTAAATATTAGCGTGCCAATATTAAAATTTAATTGATCACGTTCAGTAGTGGATAATTGTAAAGTATTATCGGGGTCTACTGCTCCTAAGTTTATCTCTAAAATGCGTACAAGTCTATTAAAAAGGTCGGCAGAAACATACTCCCCTTGGGCTAAAGGAAGCTGAGTTGGCAGTAATTTGCTCATCTTCTACCATCAGGTCTTATATCTAATCGGGTTGCGCCTAAACGCCATCCGATACCTAAATTACCATCATTTAAAGCATCATCATCAGATTCAATTCTAAGAGCTAATTGTCTTCCCCTAGCCCTTATATTTACTTGACCTGTATCGCTTTGGATTGCACTTGTTGATCTTGTAGATAAAGATTGACCTGGATTGTTTCTTGTCTTAACTACCAAGTTGACAGAACAATTATTACTATCTTGTAAAAACTTTATGTCAGGTATTAACCGCCTAATAAATTGAAAGCTTTCACCATCCCCAATATCTAAATCTGAACTTTCTATAAATACATTAGTCATAGGTGATCCATCAGCATCAAAGCCTTTTTCTTGCTCATAAAGATAACCATTTGAAACGGCTCTTGGGTAAGACTCAATACCAGCATCCAACCAAGCTGTTCTCTCTAATTGTCCATATATCCAAGTACCTTCTTCATAATTGTAAATTACGTAACGGTCTACTTCATTTGAGGATGAGGAAGGATAGAACCATCCTACTTCGCTTTTATCCATTATGGTAAAAGCATGTATTTTAAATGCTTGTTCTTGATTTAAATCGCTAAAAACGTAATTTAAAACGCTACAAGGGACTTCTTTTACAGATCCGCTGTAAAGGTAAAAGCTATTGGTATCCATCCAATATACACCTCCTGGAGCCGATACACATGCTTTCGGACCAATCATACCAGTATTTTGATTAATTAAGTTAACAGCAAATGTGAAAGGCGGTCCTACAAACTGCATGCTGTATAAGGATGTGTCAGTCCAAATAAGTATTTCTTGTCTAGCTTTACAAGCGCCAATAATTTCTGAGCCAGCGGATAATCTTAATGAACCAGCAGTATTGGTAATTAAAGGCTCAAACTCTAATTCGTTTTCTTGATCAGAAAAAGCAATAAACATCGGATCTACGGTTCCTGTTCTAGCCGTACCGCCTGTATTTAAAGGATCAGCACCAAGAACAATAAGATGCCTGTCTTTTTCAGATGTAATTGTTTGTAAGCCTACGGTTGGAACTAGGTTTGCGCCTGTTCTGCCTGATAACTCAACAGCCCTAGTATTAAGACCGTCATTTTGAATCCATTCGTAAATACCGCCACCTCTAGGATTAATGATTAAATTTTCGCCAAAGTTATCATGTGTCCATAATCTAAGCTGATTTGATGCAGATAAAGAGGTTGAAGAACCCCAAGCCCCTGAACCCCAAGAATCAACACCCCAACCTGTTGAAGGAACGAAAACATCTAATCCTGTATTGATTTGATATGCACCAACAACAGAACTACCGCCGTTTCCTGTATCTGAAGCGTTTGCAGTTACGGTTGAACCGCTTGTATCTTTTGCCTCAACAGTATATGAGTTTGCATTTACAATCGTAGCAATTTGATATTCTTGGTTTAGTACTGCAGCAGTAATATTACCACCTAAACTGACTGCTCCTGAAAAGGTAACAAAGTCGTTTTGTACTGCGCCATGTGCGGTATCAGCGACAGTAATTGTCGCATCACCATTTGATGCAGAAAATGTTACATCTCCTGCTGCGGTTGTAAGCCTAATAGGGGTAATATCGTTAAAGGTTGTACCTTCTTGTATGTAATACTTTAAATGTGTTCCAAGGCCTAAATACTTTTCACCTGAATTAGCGATCCAAGCATGCAAAGCTCGGCAAGTTCCTAAAAAAGTATTGGTTAGAAGTTTTGCCCATCCACCAAATTTTTCAGGTCTACCCTTTCTAAATCTAACCAAGTTAACGTCAAACCAACCGCCCTCGTTATCGTAGTCGGTACCTTCTCTATTAATTCCTGGTCTAAATATCGTTTTCTGTAATGGCATCTAACGGTTCCAAATTAGGTATTTTATTTACATTAAATAGGCTTCTAAGTAATGATTCTTTAGAGTCTACTTTTTTTAGGCTTTCTATTGTTTTAGCAATAGAGTTTTCAACTTCATCAAAAGATAAAAACAAAACCTTATCTATAGGTAAAGCAACTAAACAAAAAATGTCTACCTGCCCACTTCCATATCTTAGCATTTTATTTTTTCTTTTGTTATCTGCGTTAGATCTAAAATCCCAACGATAATAATCAATATCTCTTTTTTTATATATGCTGTTGGTGGTTTTTACTTGAATTTTATAAAGTTGACCTTGATGGTCAAGAATTAAATCTGATTTGTGGCCTTCAGGTGCAATTATTACAGAGTCGCAAAATCGCATCAAATAAGATGCAGCTAAATATTCACCTGCAAGTGCTATCCTTGCAGAAACATGTGACATTTATACTCCTATATATGTCGCCAATCTTTACCTTCAAACAGTAAAGCCTCTGCCTCTCTTCTCCTTGTAAGACCCTCTAAAACCTTTCCCCCAGCTTTATTCCATCTTTTTATTTGGTTTGGTGTTTCTTCGTATTCACCATTATTTAGTTTTCTTAAAAGCGTTGAGCGTTTTAGATTTGCTGGACCTAGGTTATAGACCCAACTACATAACGCATCAAATTGTTGCTGGTTTAAAGGGACATGCACATAATCATTTACGTAACCCTCATATTCCTCTTCAAGCTCACGCCACAACATAAAGTCTGCTTTTTCTTTAGTCCACTTATCACCTTCTTGCACATCTTTAGTGTGGCCATAACCAATTGTCCATACATCTACTGCGTCTTGATAGGCGATAGCGTTGCCTTCGTCATCTGTTGGGCAACCCTCAAAATGCTTGATAAGTTCGAGCCCTTCTTCAGAGATGTGCATAATTATTTTTTGTTGGACGATCCAAAGTAGAATGATATAACTGCGGTAGCTATACCAGTAATAGATCCAATCACCAGCATGACAATATCGTCACTTGAATCTGGTTGAGGATAGAGTGTGACCATACCTATATAGCCAAAAAAACCTACAAGACAAAGAACACCTAAAAATTTAGGCGTCCAATCAGAACTAAATTTATCTCTAGCATCTTGAACGTCTTTAGTTTCTAATCTGTAGATATCAACATCAAGTTCTTTCATTTGAACTTCAAATTCTTTTTCAGCTTTCTTTAACGCCATCATCTGTTCAGAGGTGATGTTGTTCATTGCTGATTCTATAGATTTAGGATTGTTAGGCACGCCCAGTACAGAGCTAAGTATTGAACCAGCTTGGCCTCCTAACGGTCCGCCTATAGCCGCTCCTAACGTTGGTGCTAAAGCACCTAAAACTGATTTAAGTTTTTTCATATTTGAGTCAGTATAAATCCTAAAAAGGTCAAAGCCAAAGTGCCTGTACCACCTAAAATTAGATTTCTAACAAAGTGTATATCTTTATCTAGTTTTTCTAATTGATTAAAACAAGTCTTCCAACGTTCAGCACACTCAGTTTCATGCCTAACTAACTCAGTATGAACGGTTGCTGCAGTTGGCTTAGACATTACTCAACAAACCAAGACTTAACTTTGCTAACCCATTCAGGTTTGTTTTTCCAAATAACCGCACCAGCGATTACTAAAACTAATAATATTCCTAAAAAATATTCCATATTTATTCTTCCTCTTTTGTTTGAAGTTCGTCTGTTTGTTTGTCTACATTTTCAACGACAGTATCTACGACATCTTGTGTAGCATCTGTAACAGTACTAACAACTCCACTTACATCATTTAAAGCAGCTTCTGTTAAATTACCTGCTGTTTTTACGGTAGAGTCAATAACACTTGAACCTAAATCAATACCGCCATCAATAACTGCACCAACAGTCGCACATGATGCCATAAAAAATGTTAAACCTAATAAAATATAATTTTTCATAAAATACTCCTTATGAACTTGGTGGGGTTGGAAACTCGCCTAATGGTCGTGTACCAGTTTCAGAATTGTAAACATAAAGTGCTGCTAGTGCGTCTACATCACTTACCGCATCTATTTTATCTTTCATATCAGAAGCAGTGCTTCTAACATCTACTCTAAAATCTAACCAATCAGACGGTATGGCTTTTGAACTTTCTGCGTTTCGTACAACCATCCAATCATTTGGTTGTAATAGCCCATAAGCCTCATTATCTATGCTTTCTTTACATAAAGTTTTTAAACCTTTGATTACATTACCATCATCATCAGTTGTATCGTTCAATGCTCTTGCGGTTGCGGTGCCATAAGATGCGGTAACAGTATTACTTGAAAAAGTGAGGGTCTGATCTGTATTAATATAATATTTTTTATCTTTGTAATTTGTATTATCAAAAACAACTTCGTAAATACCAACAGCCTCTAATTCAGATTTTGACCAAACTTCAAATATATTACTAGGGTATTTAATATCCCCTATTTGGATAGCCTTTGGTTTATTATAAGTAGCAGTTATACTGCCTGATTCTACTAATGCCCACATAATTTTTATTCTACCTCAATAATTTTATTTTACCTAGCTGTTGCAGGTATTCCTTTGGATGTCACAAATGGTTGCTCTGCAAATGCAAGAAAAATGTAATCGGCATAAGCTGTACCCATATCATTATCATTAGACCTTAGTTTTACACCGTTACTAACAAAATCACATATTATTGTGCTTGAGCTAAATTCAGCATTACCCCCATTAGCATAAAAATATCTACCGCTAGGATTTATACCATCTCTTTTATTATCAAACATCAACCAGTTACCAGTATTGTCAAATCTTTTGCACATAAAAAATGCAGGCTTAAACCCTGTATATACAAAGGTTTCACCAAGACCTCTACCTTTATATGCACTAAATTTGCTATATCCTTGTTTTTCTTTAAAAGCATAAACGATTGTGTTTAAACTTGAACCTACAAAGGCTTGTGATAATGTAAGCAAGCTACTAGTAGGTGCTGCTCCCCAAGACGTTGTAGCCGCATCTCCTGTCAGATTCCAAGCTATATATTCATTGCTTTGATCGCCTAAACCAACATGATTTACCCACCAATTATAATCATTATTTATTGCTTTCATCATAAAAAATTCAGGAACTCCGCCCAAACCATGCCCAATCGTTGTGTCGCCTGATGCTTGAGATGTGAATGTGCTAATACTAAAACCTGCTGTACTGTTTACTTGTAATGTATTAGTGGTATTGCCTTCTGTATTAGACGAGGTCGTGCCTCCGTCACAATGCCACTGCCAAGCTACAAAGGGAATAGTATTGGCATTGACCTCTCCCAAATCCCCTACTGTAAAACCATCAGTATTAAAAGCCTTTACACCATTTGTTAAAGTTGCTTCTGTGCTACCATAATCAGGGTAAAGTCTTTTGGTTGCTCCTCTGTTGCTGTCGTAAGTTGATGGGCTAACTCCTGCTGTTCTGTATTTTATGATAAGCCAGTCAGGTTGCAAATCAGAGTTACCACCATTTGTTACTGTTCTAGGGTCATTGCCATCACCTGTATAAAGTGTGGTCTGAAAATGTGCTGAAGGGTCATCTATATTTGTATAAGCCATTATCCGTACTCCGCTACATTTTTAGTGCATAAGGCATAGTAGCCACTAGGCACTGCATATTTAAATCTACCATACCCATTTGCATCTGTGTTTGGTGAAGAAATTGTCATTTTTGTAAAACCGCCATAATTCGTGTTAAAAACACCGCTATCTCTAGCTGTATGATGAACAATAACTGTACTTTGAGTAGAGTTCCAAGGAACGGTAATGCCACCAGTGCCACTTGAGCCACTTGAGGGGTCACCACTTTGAAACCAAGCTCCGTCATCTTTTCTCCAATATCCATAGCCATTATCCAAATCTAGTGCCAAACAAAGGACATCGCCCTGAGTTCTTGAGTTACCGCCACCATATTGCCAAGGATCAACAGCAGAATCATAGCCGTATACTCCATGATTATATGAATATAAGCATTTTGCTCCGCCACCATTATTTGCACCTGAAGGAATTGCTGTTAACTCTCTCCAATCCCAAGCTTGTTCATCGGCAGAGCCATAGCCAAATAAAAAATTTGTACTATTAGTACTGTCTTGCTCTACTTCAACATACCATTTGCCACTACTTACAGGTATTGTTGCAGGTATTCCTCGCCAAAGAACATTGCTTTGATTTCCTGCTAATCTTGTGCCACCCTCAACAGCAGTATATCTTCTTGTAGCAGTGTTATAGTTGTTCCATAAAACATTTGGTATTGCAAAATTGTTAGTAGGTGTGTCTACAGATTGGTCTATAGATGTAATGTTGTTTTCATCAAAGTCAAATCCGTTTCCTGATTCATCATCACCCAAATTACTAGCATCTTCAAAATCCATATAGTAACCACTGTTACCATAAGTTCCACCATATTCTTTGGGCTTCCAAATACCTGAATCGCTATCAGTTTCACCAAACTCTGTTGGTGCTAAAGCCTGACCATCTACATAATGAACCTCTGCTAAATAACCACTAAAATAAGCTGAAGGTGTAAAATATGATAAGTTTGAACCCCAAGAGTGCCAAGTTGGGCCACCAAATTCACATAATGTGAAAACACCATCTTGTGTAATATTGGGTGAAGTTCCCCAAGCCTGTTCTTCACCGTTTACATATAATCTTAATCTATTAGATGCTGTGCTATCAGTAGAGTCAAGCCTAAGTACAATGTGGTACCAAGCGGCTGTATCTCTATAAACAGTGCTTGTTATTGGTTGTACGCTATTCCAAGAACTATCACCTGAATATAATTGTATTTTGTCGTCTGAATTAAAATACATTCTAGAATATCTTGCAGAGTTTCCTGAAACAACCATGTAATTAGCACCTAATTCAGTTCTTTTTACCCAAAAAGAAAATGTACCAATTTTAGAGCTTGTTGGTGTTGAAGAAGCGTGATAGCTGTTTGATTTTAGTCGTTCACTATTATCAGCCTCTAACTTTAAAGAGTTATCAATTTCATACCCAGTTGGCACGCTTCCTCGATTAGCTGTTCTTTGGAGGGTTTCCATATTAGCTTTGGGTTAAGTTTTGACTAATACCTATATTTTGCCATTTTGAACCGTTGTAACGGAATGTGTAAATATCTGTCTTAGCATCGGTTGCGGTCATTGTTGGTGTTTCATCTCCAACAAATTCAAAAACTGCATTCCAAGCTAAAGTATACGGTCCGCTTGAAGCATGTTGTGCTACTTCAATACTAATAATAGCTCCTTCAACATTATTAGTTGGAGCCGATATGGTTGAGTTTTCTTCTAATAATAAAAATGCGTTTGCTGCTGCTTTTGCATCCCAAGCTACTGTACCGTCTGTCAAAGCGACTTGCGTTATATTTGCTGAGGTGGATGCAGTAACAACTTGTGGCATCGTTACATTTTGGTTTTCATCTACTGAAATAGCAGGTGTTGTACCTACTGCTGATCCTAAACCGATAACTAAATCGTCTGCTGAATCATCTAAACCAATATAAAAATCTTGAGCGTTACCATCAAATACTATTTTAGTATCTTCTGCTGTCGCATCACCAATCGTTAAAGTAGTACCGTTAATTGATAAACTATCGGTAACAGCTAAATCAGTAAGTGCGTCTGTTACTGCCGCTCCTGATCCTGCTCCGTCTAGTTGTACGACTGCTACTTTGCCTGGAGCAATCGTTACGTTAGAACCAGAGCCTTGAGAAATAATAATGTTTTGCGAACCACTGGTAGCGTTTTCAATAATTTGAACACGCTTCATAGTGTTCGGACCAATCGTAATAGTACAAGCTGAATCTAATGTACCTGTATATTTAAGGTAAAAAGCTCGACCTGCGTCTGAGGCACCGTCTGCTACGGTTGTGGTGTGCGTATCAGCGTTAGTAGTAATCGCTTCAGTTCCTACACCAAGAGCTTCACCAATAAGTTCTAAATTAGTATTGGTACTGGTTCCCCAGGTACCTGACTCATCACCTGTAGCAATTTCTTTAAGTCGTAAGTTGTTTACATAAGTTGCCATAACTAAATCCTATATTTGATATATTAAATCATAAATAATAATTTTACACTATTAAGCAGCGACTTCACTCCAATTAGGAGTTTGATTGTCATCTATTTCTTGCCATTTAAACGGTTTACCTAATTCTCCTGTAGCTGAGACACCTATCAAAGTAACATTTGCTTCACCATCAAAACTTAAAGTTCCTACTGTAGCTACCGCATTAGCAGGAATAATAATTTCAAATTTATTATCTGTTATTGTTGATGCTGTTCCTAAAGCTGAAGTACCTTCTTGCCCTGTCGGAGTTTGATTAGCTTTGGCTATTTGCGTGGTTGAGCCAACTGATGCAGTAGCTTCAAAACCAGTTAAAGTAACATTTGATTCAGCATCTGTAGAAGCCGTTCCTAGAGCCGAAGTCCCAGCTAAACCTGAAACTTGGAGACTATTATTAGATACAGTTGTTGCGGTACCTAAACCACCTGTTGCAGGTAGACCGTTGACTCCAACAACTCCAGGCGCATCTACCGCAACCCCCCCATTAGTAGATGTAGCTGATAATCCAGTAAGAGTTACGTTGGCTTCAGCATCAGTAGTAACGGTTCCAAGTGCAGATGTGGCCGCTGACGGAGCAGTAAGAGTTACGGATAAAGCTTCGCCCCAGGCTCCTTCGCCCCAAGTACCTCGACCCCATCCGTTTATATTAGCCATTTACCAATTCCACTCTTGTATTTGTCCGTTAAATCCTTCTGTAGCGTTGAAAGGAAAAAACTCAGCAAGATCTCTAATATCACCATTATCAAATTTTAAATTAGGTAGCTTTGCTTTTTTCTTTTTAACTATAACACTTATATTATAGCCATAACTTTTTACAGAAGCATCTTTACAATTAAACCCAGCTAAAATTAAATTGTATAACAACAATCCTGCATTCCATAAAGAAACATGACCACCTACTATTTCTTCTTTTAAAGGTGGAACAGTAATTGCAAGAATGCCATCGTCTTTAAGGCATGAAAATATTTTTTTTAGAAAATGATTTACGTTAAGCTGATGTTCCAAGACATGTGAACACCATACGCAATCAAACTGACCATCTATTTCGATTAAATTAAAATCACCCAAAATATCTGGATTGCATTCAGGATTTATATCCTGTCTAACTATTTGTTTATTATTTTTATTAAAAAAAGACCAAACAGATGATTTAAAGCCAGACCCTACATCTAAAATATTATTAAATGAATAATCAGCAATCAGCTTGTCAGCCGCTTGATCGCCAAACATATGTTTGACTTAGGCTATTCTTATAATAGCTGTAGCTGCTGCGGCGGCTGGGAATACAATTGTAAAATCGCCAGCGGTTGAAGTTTTATCTCCACCAAAATCAATAGTAGCAACTGATTTATTACTATCACTTGAGTTGTAAATCATACAACCTCTTGCAGTAATTGTTGCTGTACTAAAT